GATTTAAAAGCAGCCACATCATATGGAGTGCCCACGTAGTAGCTCAGAATCACGTAAAGGTTGCCGCCATTCAAGAATGGCCCGCAGGGCGTATATGTGATGTAGACAGGATCGCTGTCGTACATGTTGCAATAGCCGGGAGCGATGATATTTGCCGTGGGCGTGAGCGGAGGCGGCAGCACGCTGCTTACCCAAAACGCCGTGGCGACCGGCAGAGCAACGTCAAACCAGGAAGAGTTCTCGCCATTGCCGTTGAACGAACGGTTGCGCTGCGTCCAGGAGGACTCTGGAATTGGAGGATTGGCGGCTGCGTTCACGCGCCAAGAAAAACCTGAGTCCTGAACGCTATATACGCCCAGGACGCAAACAGCGGCGCCTGAAGTAACGATGGAGTCAAAACTGAAACCGGTTCCAAGAGTAGCCGTCTGCGTATCCGTATCGAAGGTGACGTTGCCCTCGCCGCCGCCCCAGGTATCAAGCGCCGTAAGCGTCGAAGGGTACTCCCAGACCTGGATGTCGAAATCGAGATCTGGGTTATTGGCAATCGTGATCGTATTCGCCCCGGCATTGCATCCGATGCAATACCACATGCCCATTTCGCCGTTGGCGTCGTCAAAATAATCAGCGGTGTCAGAAACCATCGTCCACGTATTGCCCGCCGTATCCGTGATCGTGCTTGCCCCCGATGGCGTGTTGATGGCGCTGTAAATTCCGACGAAGACGACCAGCGTATTGCCGCTCGTGTTCGGGCTGGCGAACGTATAGGAAATGGAGGATGCGCCGGTAGCCGTGGCGCTCCCTCCCTGCACTGGAGATCCGGTGCCGGTGAAGCAGGCGCAAATGGAGCCGATGGCTTTCATCACTCCTCCAGTTGCGTCGTGAAGGCCCACTGATCGGAGCCGCCGGTTACATCGATAGTGAAAATATCGCCCGCCGCCAGAGTGAGCGACGAGGAAGTCAGGCCCGCGCTAGTGATGGCTCCGGTAGCCGCGCCAGCGCTGATGGTCAATGGCGCCGTGAATACGCTTGCGCTGTTCTGCTTAATATCGAACGTGAGATCGATTGCCGGGTCGGATCTCTTCACGATGGTCACGCACTGCGACACGCTGCCTGGGCCGGGACTCACCAGCATCGGCCCCACGTTGACGCCGGTCGTGGCATCGTTGATGTCGTAGCCCACAACCGTCTTCGCCGCGCCGCCGCCGGTCCCGCCGCCTCCACCGCCGCCGCCCATAGTGACGAAGGCTGGCGAACTCGCGTCTCCTGGGATCTTCACGATCACCCAGTAGTTCGTATCGTCCAGGGTGATCGAGGTCGAGCCATCGGGCAGCAGATAGTCGCTGGTCGTCGGATCGGCCTGCAACGTGACCGTATTGCCGTCGCCGAAGCTCACGCGGTGGATCTCGTAGGGCGCATTCGGCGTCTGCGCGAACGGCAGGAGCGTCACGACCGCGTTGCCGTGCGTCGTGTCGAAGCGAAGCAGCCGGTCGATGATGCGGACTGTGTAGTTCAGCGTTGCCATCAGGGTAAAGCCGCTAACGTCTGCGTGCCTTGTACGCCGGGTATATAGAGCATACGCACGCAGGCGTCGGTGTCGTCGATAACCTCGCCTTCGGAATTGATCGTCACGCCCTCCACGAGCAGCGGAGTCTCGCGATAATTACTGACCTCAATCGGGCTGATCGTTGTCTGCGACGGGTCCACGTTGTTGATCACTACGTCCTTGCTGTACTGCCAGCCTGGATCGATCAACACCCACACGCTCGTCGCGTCAATCGGAAGATCGCGGTCGAGCGTGTAGCTGTCGATGGTGTTGGAGATGATCTTCGCGGACATGCCGCGTGACTTGCCTTTAATTACTTTTATGACGCGCCCGATGCGGTTCGGATCATTGACCGTCTCTCCGCTATGCGGCGGGATGTTGGTCGCGTTCTTCATGCCGTGTTCAGTAATCACGTTCGGCGCGGAACTGTTGTCCACGCCCTTGGTGCAAACCACGAAGAAGTCGCCCAGCGCCACGGTCTGCGGAGGAGTCCCGTAGGCGGCAGTAGGATCGCGGTCCAGGGTGAACTTGCCGGTCGCCGCATTAAAAGCGGTGATGTTGAACGCGCTCCAGGGCGCGATGCGGTCGCCAAGCTGCCTGCCGATGATTGCAAGGACGCGCCCGCTCCAGTCGTCCGTGCCTGCGAGATCCACGGTGTCGGAGCAAGTGATGGATGTCGAGTCCATCTGCTGCACGAACGCGCCGACCACGCCGCCGTGGATGAGCACGGTCGCCCGCATCCGCAGGCGCCTGATGTCGAAATCGGGTACCGCGTAAGTCTGCCTCTGGACAGGCCCGTTGAAGGTGATCGAGGTCGGCAGACCGTCGCCAGACTCCTGGCCGCAAATCATGTCTTCCTGCACGCCGATGAAGAGCACGTAGGCATTCAACGCCGCCACGTTGGGCCAATGAATCTTGGAGATCGTGATGGCGTTGGTGTCAGTGCCGACCGGCACTTTGAGGATCAGGATCTCAGAGGGAGGGCTGTAGCTCAACACCGTATCGACGCCGTCTATGGTGGCCGCGACCGCCGCGCATACCTGCGCGTACACGGTCGTCCCGCCAGGGATGAAGCCGCCGGTGTCGCTCCAGGAAACGCCGCCCTGCTTGATATCGGGCGCTCCGCAATTCGGGACGAAGACGTTAACAGGCAGCACGCCCGATGGCTCCGCCGTCGTTAACAGCGTCCCGTCTGCCTGATATTGGAACTTCTGCCCCAGGTTGAAATTGAACTCGTTGGGCCAGAGCGGATCGTTGGCATCGGCCTGGATCTGATACGGCGCCCATTGCTGTAATACTTCGGGGTAGAAGAGCACCGGCAGCGGGCGCGGTCCCACGCCCTTCGGTTGCTTGCCGACTTCCAGGTCGTACATGCTGTCCACGCAGGAGTCCGCAGTGATCGTTACCGACCAGTCGGAATGCAGTTGCCACTGCTTGATACGGAACGGCCATGTGTTCGGCTGAAACGGCCCGTTGCTGCCTGCGCGGCTGGCGGGATGCGCCCCAGGGTAAGTCGGCAGATCGGGATGCTGTACCGCGATCACGTCGCCTATTTCGCACGTGAGCGCGAGCAGGGTGGATTGGAATGTGATGCGCTTGTTGTTGTCCCACTCGATGTACTTGTTGGTCGTTACGTCGGGGACTGAAGCGCCGCTGGCGTCGTTATACGGCACGCCGCGCATGATGCCGCCGACCTCTTCGCGCACGCGCGTGGTGCAGAGGCGCAGCGCCTGCGAGAGCGTCGAGCATCCAACATTGCGCATGGCCGAAGTGAGCGGCGACCCGGCGCGGCCAAAGTAGGCGGCATGGTCCTTGTCGCAATACTCGCCGTAATCTTCCTGGAATTGAAATTCGACGTTCGCAAAGTTCAAGCGCAACTGATCGAAACGCCCGCCGCCCGCGATAGGAGCGATGGTCAGGCTCTGATACAGCATGCCGCCGACCGTGAATGCGTCCGTAGGCACCGCGCTGTATCTGATCCCCATCTTCAGGCGCCCGAACTCGAAGCAGAACCAGCCCAGGGCGCAATTCAGGATCTCCATCATCCAGTCGCGAAAGGGCTTCGACTCCTGCAATGCGCCTTGAAATTGAAACTGCGGTTCCTGGCCCGTGGGATTGCTTTGGATTATGTATCCGGCGGCAATGGCCTGATCAATCGTGATCGTTTTCGTGGTGTCGAATATGGTCTGCCAGGAGAACGTATTGTTGAACAGGTCCAGGTTGTAGTGGGGCAGATCGCCGCCGGTGGTGGTCACCGTCCACATCGGGATCATAGTTCCGACCACGGGATCGACCCACAGGTCTGCGATATCCGCACAGCCCATGCCAGCCGTATTGGTGATCGAGTCGAGCGCGAGATAGCTCTGCTGCGTGGCCGCGTCGGCCTGCTGGAGGCTCAAGGCGCGCAGGTAAGTGTTGGCCGCGACCCAGAACGGGTTCACTACACCCGGCTTGAGCGTGCGCGTGTACGTGAGATCGTCCGTGGTGCTGAACACGGCGCCGACGAGGCCCAGCCGCAGTGGGACCTGCATATTGTGAGATTCGGCGGTTGTCGGCTGGATGCCGCCTGAAGTGTGAGCCTTCGGGTAGCGGATCTCGCAGAGCGCCGTACCCGCCGCGTAGGGCTGCACGATATGCGCGAACACGGTGTTGCTGAAGTTCGGATCGTACACGCCCCAGAACTGCGGCGTGCCTTGCCCCAGGCAGTATGAATCGACGCCGTGATAGCCGCTCGTATCCGCCATCGCGGGATCGTTGCCTACCGACTGGCGGAGGCCAAGACCGGTCACCGGAGGCGTGAGGTTGAGATCGCCGCTGATCTTGAATCCCTGGGGATAGAAGCCATCGGCGGTCGGCGCGACCACGAACTTATAGCCGTCCGCGTTTGTCTGTACGCTCATCCCCTCGAAGCCTCCGATGGGGCCGCTGCCGACGACGCCCAGGAGATCGGTGTAGTCCACCTCGTCTCTCACCGCCGCGACGAAGCACTGCGTCCAGAAGGCGCGCTGCGGGTTGCCGAAGCTGTTGCACCAGATATCGGCTAACGTTTGCCCGAAGATCGCATCGCTCAGGATCGATGTCGAAATGATGGTCGGGTGCCCGGTGAACCAGTTGCCTGTTCCGTTGTCCTGGATCATGACGATCTGCGGCTGTCCGTAGTGACCGCCGAAATAATTGCTCATCCCGTGCGCAAGGCAACCGTTCGGGCTGTTGAAGAAGTAGTCGCACGAGTCTGTCTTGCCGCCCGCAAGCGGGCCATGCGACTCCGTGAACGGACATGGCTTGTAACCGGGCAGGATCTCGTGATCGAACGGCTTCCAGCACTGATGCGAGATCACGCGCGGCGGGTATTGCAGGGTGATCGGGTAGAGGCCATCGGAGCACTGCACCGACATCTGCGGCGATCCGTCGATCTGCCAGGAGAGAATCAGGCCCTTCCATAGCTGGATCAGCGCGCCGGTCCCGAAGTGAAAGAGGCTCAGATCGATCTGCGCGAACTCGATGGAACTGTCGTTCACCAATTGCGACATCGCGCGGTCGGCGTTGCCGAACACAAACCGCACGTTCTCGCTCCGACCGTCGATATTCTGGCTCATGATCACGTCGGAGGTCCCCGGCAGGCCGACGTTGAGCAGTCGCGGCAGGAACGTCTGCGGCGAGGCCGCTCCAGGGAAGCCGGTCACGTTGCAGCGCCGGTCGGAGAGATAGATGTCGGGCACCGCCGGGTTGCGCAGCTTGATATGCACCAGCGGGACGATGGTCTGAACTTCGAGGGCGAGGGCCTTCGCCAAGTAATCGGGAGGGAAGCGCGGGACCACGTCGGTCACCGTGCCGGAAGGCGCGCTCGCCGGATCAACGACCTCCAGGAACGTAATGCCGGTCTGCACGCGGTTCGCGAGATCGGTGATCGAAAGCGGCGCGTTCTCGAAGACCACCTTGTAGTTGTCGAAGGCTACCGTGTCCCAGAGCGGCGGGTCGCCCGATGCATGAAACTTACGCGGGACCGGGTAAGTGAAGGACTGATAGCTTCCCTGGACGGAGTCGTAGAAGTCGAGTAAGTTCTGCCGGTCGGCAAAGCTCAGGGATGACTTGACGAACTGGAATCGCCGGGCGCCGGAACCCACTGAATAACGCTGGACGGCAAGCGTGGCTAGCTCGCCGAAGCGATGCTCCACGATCTTCCAATCGCGGATCATGCCGTAGCCGTATTCCGTGACGAGCGGAAACGTCAGGCCGGAATCCACCGGCAGCGGTACGGGTATCCTGCCGATGTAATCGGGAGTGGTTGTGACGGGAATAGTCGCCATCTCACCGGACCTCCGGCGGCGGCGGCACGTCCGCGCACTCCACGATAGTCAACCCAGGGACGACGTGCCGCCCCAGTTCCGTGCGATGGCTCCAATCGCCGCGAAAGAAGCATTTGATGCGGCCCACTTCGTTGCCGCCCAGGGCGTCCCAGTTGGAGCCTATGGGGCAGACGGCGAAGGGATCGTAGAACCAGAACGGGTTGAGACCGCCCTTGGTCGTGTTCTCCCAAAAATCGAGGAGCGCGTACAGTGAATCGCTCTTCAGCCGCTTCGACAAGGCGAACGTGCGCAGCGAACGCGGCGCGTTCACGAGGTCCCAGATCAACGACCGCTCGTACGTGCCGTCGTTGTAGGAGACCGAAAGTATGGGGTAGATGTTGATCTCCGTGAAGGAGAGGCAGAGCGTCTGCGGCATCACCGCTCCTGCGGCCACCGGCACGGGAGTGAGGTTATACGATGGCATCAGACCGCCAGCGACCCAGGCTGAGAGTAAGTCAGGGCTTGCTGCACGCGGCCAGCGGAACCCATCATCGCGTAGTTGTATTGGGTCTGAATGACATCGGGCGTGACGACGTGACCCTGGAAGAATTTGGCTGCGGAGTCGCCGCCGACGTTGAGCGAGAGCGAGAGATTGCCGCCTGGGGACGACGCGGGCGAGCCAAGATTGATGGGCGACCCGCCGCCGTAGATCGGCAGGTTCGACTGATAGGCGTACGCCTGCCCGTACTGATATGTCGCCTGCTGTTGCAGCATGCCGCCTGACTCCACGAGCGATGCGCCATGCGGATCGGCGCCCACCGGGAACAGCCGCGACTGGCCGGTCCCGGCGGCGTACAAGCCCAACATGTGTCTGACTTCGGGCGAGCGCACCGCGACGGAGACCTGACCGCCGTAATTCTGGTTCGCGACCTGAACGATGGCGTCGGCGGTCGAGTTGTTTATCGCGATGTGATACAGCCCCGTCGCCAGCCTCTTCGCCTGATTCCTGGGCGACTCGACGCCTGCGATCATCTCTCCCAGGCCGATTCCAAGACCCGCGACCGCGCCGATGCCCGCGCCGATAGCGGTTCCCAGCCCAGGCAGGATCATGGTGCCGATTCCGGCGCCGGTCAACGCTCCGCCAGCCAGGGATTCGATGATGCCCGTGCCGGTACCGCGCGCCGTGCCGGTGATGCCCGCCATCGCGAGCGGCATACCGGCGGAGATCTCAAGCCCAGCGGCTGCTTTAGAACTTAAGATCGTGCCCAGCTTCTGGCCGAATGGCAGACCGCCAAAGGCCCGCGCCAGGGATTCCGCTCCTGGCGTCTCGCCTGGGACGGCTTGCCTTGTGAACGCCTGCTTGATGGCGCCGCCCAGGCCAAGGATGCCGCGCGCGAAGCCCGCCCAGCCGCCGCCCGATGCCGTACCGCCGCCGAAGATGCCGCCCCACGGGCCACCGCCGCCGCCTACAAACGGCGGCGTTGCGATGCCCCACGGTGAAGGCCCGCCGCCGTCGCCGATGTCTACCGGGCCGGTGAAGCCTGCGGTACCGCCTGGGCCAATCGCCCAGGGCGCAGGGCTGAAGCCGCCGACACCCGCCGCCCACGGCGCAGGCGTAAACCCGCCGCCGCTATAGCCGCCGGTGGAATAGATCGACGTACCGGCGCCACCGCCGCCGCCGCCGCCGATGTTGGTCACATGCACCGGCACGGACCCGTTGATCAGATGCACGTCGTTGAGACGACCGCCGCCGAACATGCCGCCGAAGATTCCTGAGATCCCGCCGGTGCCGGTCGCGCCGTAGATTAGCGGGTAGAGCGCCCTGGAGGTCATCTCGCTCAAGCCGCTCACAATCGGATGCAGCGCCGCTGCCTGCAACGTGCCGCGAAGTTGTTGGCCGAACTGCCCAGGGTGAGTGAATAGGGTCTCATAGAGCGGCTCGATCTTTTGCTTCAACTCATCAAGCTGCTTCTGCTGCATCTCCGCGATTCTCAGTTCCGCTTCCTCGCGCGCCTGGGCGTCCTCCTTGTGCAGCTTATTGATCGCAAGCTGGGTATCGTATTCCTTCTGCTTGCCGACTTCGAACTGCTTGATGCGCTCCATCTCCAGGTCGAAAAGCTTCTGCGCCTCGTCCACCGCGATGCGGTAGTCCTCCGCGATGCCAGCCGCCGGGGAGTCGCCTTTGAAGCGAAGCTCCGCCCGCTTCCGCGCGAGATCGGCGTCGTGCTTGATCTGGTCTTCCTGGTCGGCGAGCCGCAGCTTCGACATCGCGACGATGTGCTGGTGCTCTAGCTCGCGCTCTTTGTCCTTCAGGTCGTTCAGCGCCTTCTGTCGCTCGATCTCCGCCGCGTCTTCCGCTCTCTTTTCGGCGCGGTTCGCCGCGATGATGTCCTGGCCCTTCTTCATGATGTTGACGATGTCGCCTTCGGCCACTACGCGGTTCGCGATGTCCTGGATCTGCTCCATCTGCTCCTGCCGCGCTAGATCGATGCGCTGCTTGTACCGCCGGTTGATGTCGTCTTCCACATCAGTGCGCGTGATTTCTTCGCCCATAGGGCCGAACCTGCCCAATTCGCGAACCTGTACCTGCTGTATGGCGGTCGCCCTCACCTTCGCGTCTTCGCGGTCCTGGGCTTGCAGCATTTCCTGCATCGTGCGCTGGATCTTTTCGGAGCGATCCGTACGCTGCCCGCCGATTAACTGATCTAAGAGATCCTCGATGGCCTTCGCGTTCGCTCCCCTCTGGATGGCTGGCGCCATTGCTTGCAACTGCTCTTCGAACTTGCGCTTCTGCGCTTCGGCTGGCAGTTCGAACATGTTCGCAAGCTGATCTTTAACCTGCTCGCGCACGCGGAGAAGTTCGTTGGAGATGTTTTCCGTATCAGTCTGGAATTTGCGTCGGGCTTTGATATCCGCTTCCTGCCGCTCCACGTCGGCTTGCTGCGCCTGGGCCTTCTTGCGATAGCCTATGGGATCTTTGCTCCACTCCAAGAGATTTGTGCTGGTGGCCTCCAGAGTCTGGTCGAATTCCTTTTTGGCGTCCGCCAGTTCCCTTTCGGCGGCGTCAAGCCCGCTACCTCCCATCTGACGCTGAAAGGCTGCGAATTGCCCTGGAGCTATCGTGTCGGCTAGATGCGGTGGCCCCACAACCCCATAATCCGGCGCCTTCGGTTTGAAGAGGTCATGGGTTGGAAGGTGCGACAAAAAATCGAAGATAGTCCCGCCGACATTGATGGTGAACTCGATGGGCGTGGAAGCCATAAGTTGGATGTGCTTCCATGTGTTCTCCAGGTGCGCGTGAAAGAGCTTAATCTTCTCGTCAAGTTCATTCATCCTGTCCATGTCCTTCTGGTCGAACAGGTGCATGTCCTTGGTGTCGTCCATTGCTTTCTTCAGGTCGCGCAGCATGTTCTCATCGCCGATTCCCGCACGCTTGAGGATGTCCGCTGCTTCTGCATTGTTTTTGAAGAAATCGGGCTGTTTCCTTAAGGCTTCGCCCATTTCCTTCAGCGCCTCGTATGTGGATATGGTCCCGGCACGGAACCCGATAAAGTCAACGCCCATGCTCTGCAACGCGGCCCTGGCTTTCTTGCCAGCCTGACCGGTGTTGTCCATCTGCTGGGTGAGGTTGCGCATGATCGGGAGGATGTCCTCCACATTCTTCCCGGTGAGCTTGGCCGCGTATTCAAACTGCTGCACCTCCCTCGCGCTCATGCCGCTAATGTTTTGGATCTCCTTGAGATGGCGCCCGTATTCGCCGATGGCTTCGGCGGCTTTGTAGGACGCCATCTCGATCCCTGCGAAGGCGACGGCGGTTCCGCCCAGCGCCAGCGC